CCGCGTTAGCTGCCTTCACGTGCAACCCCATCTGCGCTTCCTGCTCTTTCACCTGCATACCCATCTGCGCCTCGCGCTGCTTCAGCGCAAACTCTTCCTTCTTCAGTTCCAGTTCCTCGCGCTTGATTTCAAGCTCCATCTTCTTGATTTCAATGGAAATCTGCCCCTCTTCGCGCTTCTGCTCAACCTCAGCCTGCGCCTTCATCATTTCTGGGTCTTGACCGTTGGCTGACTTGGCGAGCGCCGCAGCCTCAAGCGTCTCTTTCTTCGCCTTGGCCTGCTTCAGCACGGCGTCGGCGCTTTCCTTCTCCGACTTCGACTTCAGCACGGCGAGGTTCAACTCAGTGCCAAGCTGCTGTGCTTCCTGCGCGTGCTGCGCATCCGGCGACTGCTTGGCATCGGCCATCTTCTTGAGGATGTCGTCTTTCTTGTACAGAGCGCTGTGCGCGATCAGCACTTCGTCCGGAATCGGGATGCCCTGCTCGCGCAGCGCCACCGCCTGATCGAACTGCTGCGCGTCCAAGCTCTGACGGTGCGGCACGCTCGTGACGACAATCTCGTACTCGCCAATCGTCAAGTCGTTGGCGATGGTTCCTTCCGGCGTCGGTTCGTTGATCGTGACCTGCTTGCTCTCACCCGTCATCTTGTTGTGGGTGATGTGCACGAGCCGCTGCTCCGTGTAGAAGCGCTGCACGATGGAGAGGACGTTGCGCGCGAGTAGGTAGTCGGTGCGGTTCAGTGAATCGGTTGACTTCGCCTGATTAAGCGATCCTCGCGCGAGATTCTCCTGCACGGCTTTAGCAGACACATCCTCACGCGCCGAGCCTGTCTGGTAGTCGCTGACGCCTGAAATCGTCTTGATATGTTCTTCGGCCTTGTATGAAACACGGTCGAGTCCTGACGGGACTTGGTTCGGTTGAATCTTCGCAGCGTTACCGACCTCATCCAGTTCGATGATCAGACCAGTCTCCGCACCACGTGCTTCCAGTTCCTCCAAGGTCATGTTCTTCAACGCACCGGTCTTCAGAATCCAGCCTGAATTCGCCGTCGTGTTCACGACGTGAAGTTCCTGAGAGGTTACCTTATTCAGCAACTCCTGTGGGTCGAGTAAGTTCTCGACTAGGCCGATGGTGCGCCCGCGCCGGAAATACGGGAAGTACGGCACGATGGTGAAGTGTTCGAACGGCGACCAATCGTCGTGCAGACGCACGCTGTCCGCGATGACGCTCCACCTGATCCGTTTGACGAGCTTGCTCGTCGTGTTCAGCCCGAACGCTTTGCTCACCGCGCCGATCTTCTCGCGGTTCCAGTTATCCGGCACCGGGCGCATGTCACCCGTCTCTGGATTCACAAGATGAACCTGCTTGGCCATCACGCGCTTCTGCATTTCGATGACGCGGATATTCCGAAGGACATCACCTTGTTGAGCTTGTTCTTGGAAGTACCCACGCTGCGACTCTGGGCCGAAGCGGTCCCGCGTGCGTTCGATGGAGTCGAAGCCGTACTGGAAGAACGAGTTGTTCCGCGACTTCAGAATCTCCGCGTCCTCTGCCGAATACAAAATCTCAATATCCTGCCACGTCATCCACTTCGTCGTGATGACATCGTTCCAATCGTCGGGGTCGTACGTGTCCGCGTCCGCATCGATCAGGACGTTCTTCGGATTCACGTTGGCGATGCGTACCTCGCCCATCATCGAATCTGTAAAATCGAGCCGTGTGTCAAGGAAGCCGCGAGAGGTAATTACGCCGTCGCAGAACATGTCTGACCGACGCCAGTCCAACTGGTTGTTGTCCATGATCTGCCGGTAGACCATGTTTAGTGCCTCAGCCGTGTCCACGGGTGAGTCGTTCCTCGGCTGAAAGCTGATGTCCGTGCGGTTGTTGATCTGCTCGCCCATGACGTTGCTCATGGTGCTGAGAATCTTGTTGATCGTCAGTGCGGGCCGACGCTGTGACTGAAGCTTCGCTAGGTCGGCGCTGTTCCACTGCAGCCCACGAAAGAACTTCTCACACCGGTCGGCTTTCTCAATGTACTCGTTGTGACCGTTGTCACGCAGGTACTGATAGCGCAGCCAAACACGGTTGGCCAACTCTGTATCGATGGGCATGACTGAATCCTTTGGAAAAGGGGACTCAACGCCCGAGTTATGGTGTCGCATAGCAGGTCCTTAAGGACGACGCAGTCCGAGCATAGCGTGCGCCCGTGCGCGAATCTTCGGCTGCGCCGATTTAGGCGCGTGCCTAATCAGCGCCAGTGCCGCCTTCGCATGGTTCTTGTCTGGTATCGGGAAGGACCGATTCGGCCCCGCGAAGACACTGCTCCGCAGACCCGCTCTTGCTTTGGCTGAGAGCTTCATGGTTCAACCTCTCCCACTCTTCGTTTAGGATCGCAGCGATGACAGGACCTAACTCCATGTACGTCTCCGCAACCCAATATCGATCCTTGCTTTCGATGTAGTGTCCTTCACTAGACAAGGGCCACTGCACGGCTGACAGAATCTGCTTACGCGTTGGTACCAGCTCGCTCATTTCAGGAACGTCAGTTTGTACTTCGTCTCGTATACCTGCTCGACAATCTCATCGATGATGTTCTGCAGGAATGTCTCAGTCTTCTCGCACACCTTGTACCGGTTCTCGGAAAGCCAGTCCGCGAGATTCTCCATGAGTGTAATCCCATCCGGCTCTGGTGCGTAGCGCATCACTGGGTAGTCGATCAGTCCGTACTTACCCTGATACTTCTCCGCGAAGCTGTCAGCCAAGGGGATGATGTCGTCGTAGAATTCGTTGAGCGCCACGTGCTTCGCGTAGCTCAACGACTTCAAGTGCAGCACGTGCGCTGTCGTCCGCGCGTGGAAGCACCGCATTACAAGCTCACCGGCTAAGCTGCTGCTCATACGGGCCTCACAAAACGAAAGTAGTCCTTATCCGACACGCACTGACCGTGCAACGTCTTCTGCAAGCGTGCCATGTAGTAGTGCCAGTACCAGTATTTTTTCACAAAAACTACGCCCCCATGTGTGTCGCGTCCCCGCCCAATGCGAGGCCCGTAAGCTTGTCACGCCAACTCGTCAGTCGCCTCACCGCCCGCTGCGTCTTCGGCGTCTTGCTCACGCACAAGTTCACAGCATGCGCCAAAGCGTCCACGATGTCATCATGCGCCCCTGCCGGGAATCGGAGAAGCTCAGTCTGTACCGTACCAGTCCATGACGCGTTCAACGGTATCCAGAGCCTACCCTGCTGCAAACGTCCTTGTAAATTCCGCGCCCGAGCCATCTTGTCCGTCAGCGGCTTCAACTCTTCATACGGCGGGTACACCTTCTGCTCCTGCATGAGCGCATGCACAAACGGCTTCACGCCCTGCCAGATCGCCCCATCCTCAAAGCCAAGCGTGAGCGGCGCTGTACGCTCACTCCCCCACTTGATAGCCTGATCGATAATCTCCTGTGCGACGGTCAACGTGTCGCCACGGAAGCGCACGACATCCACCAAGTGCAGATTGTTGTTCTCATCCTGTATCAGCGTCACACCAACCGTATAGTCGTTGTGATTCTTCGTACCCCACGCGAAGTCCCACGCCTGATACACATTCCGGTTGTACGCCTGCGGACTGAGCGCCTCAAACTTCATCCACTCCTTCTGAAAGTACATCCCCTCATCGGGCACCGGGTTCTGCTGATACAAAGCCGACCACACACGGGGCGGCATGTTGGCCTTGTACGAGGCCATCATCTTCGCGTTATACCTTTCTGGGTGCAGCGCCTCACCCGGCGTACGCAGTAGTTTCAACCCCGGGGTGTCCTGCTCTTCGGCAAAGCGCAGGATGTGCCGCTCGTCATCCTCATACTCAAAGCTCTCCGCGAGCGCCGGATACTTCACGACATCGAACTCATCCGCTGTGCCCTCGTCACTATGCATCCGTGACTGCAGCCGTCCCGCCAAGTCATCATCGTTCCACCACGTCTGGATGATCAGCACCCCGCCGCCCGGTGCCAAGCGCGTGTACGCCGTGGACCAGTACCACGACCACAACCCGTCGCGCGTCACTACGCTGTCCGCTTCCTCTTGATTCTTGATCGGGTCATCCACGATAAGAACGTGCGCGCCCTTTCCCGTGATGCCGCCGCCAACACCTGCTGCTGTAAACCCACCACCTTGAGTCGTGTTCCACGCTTCAGCACTCTGGCTCTCTGGGTCAATCGCGCAATTCTCGAAAAGAGCTTGATACGACTTGTCACGAACAATCTCCCGCACCCAACGCGAGAAGCGCATGGGCAGGTCCATGTTGTAGCCGCAATTGATAATTTCATGATCGGGGCAGTGCCCCAAGTGCCACGCCGGGAAGCGCACACTCGCCATTTCACTCTTGCCGTGGCGCGGCGGCATCAGGATCATCAGGCGCGGACTCTTCTTGTCGCGCACGTCCTGCGAGAACTTCTCTAGGCGCGCACCAATGTCCCGATGCACCCAACCCGCTTCGTAGTTCGGCTTCATCCGCTTGATGAAGTGCACGAGGTTGCGCCGTGCCAAAATCCGTGACGCCATTTCCAAGCGGTGCACTGGCGGCAGCGCCTGAATCTCGTCAGTGGTCAGACCTTCAGGCAGGGGCTTCGGGGGTGCCATCGTGCTTCTCCGAAGCCTCTGAATTGTGAGGGTCACTCAAAAGCAAAGTAGCCTCACCCTCAATCGCTTCACGATCTTTCTCAATGATGTCGAGCAGTTCTTGGTCAGACAAAACCTCTAGTTGCCCAATCACTCGCTTGGCACCGATGTTGACGTTGATTTCCTTGACCTCGGGCGCGTAGTACCCGCACAACTTCCCAATCTCGCGCCACCCTGCGATCTGCGTCATCGGCTCGCTCAACATCTTCGCCTGCTCAATCGCTTCCAGAAAGCCCTCCAAGACTTTCTTTCGGCTCGTCAGAATGCTTTCCTCACTTTTCTTTCTGAGGAAATTCACCGCCTTAATGATGCGCGGGTCTTCGACCTTCTTCTTGCGATCACGACCACCCATACCCGCAGGGCCATACCCCGCAAGCGCCGTAGCCGTAGTCATCGACTTCCCTTCAGCCAAGAACAACGCAAGCTGCCTCTCACGCTCATCCAGATCGTGTAGTGGATTGTTCCCGGCACGCAGCACGGGGTTGCTTTCGTTTAAGCCTTGCATGGAAAGCACTATACCAAATCTCCCACACCTTCGTGCTGAGAAAAAATTTCATAATTTTTTTGGTGAATGACCGTGTGCTTGGTTCTTCCCCCCTTCGCCTCAGCGGGCAGGGGGACTTCGGTTCGCTTTCGTATACGGCATCGGAAAGAATGCTTAAAACCTGTGGGGGTGTTCTTTGTGCATATCACGTGGTATGCAATAACCTCTGTAGGGAGTTCATCATGACGAACGCCAAGATCAATGCACGTAGCATGGGCTACACGACCGCCAACGCCGTGAATCCGGTTGGCAACAACCCGGTGCGTAACTTCATCACCGGCGCGTACATCTACTTCACCAATGAGGAGTTGAAAGCCATCCGCACGTCGGAATTGCGTGCCGGTGACGAGGCTTTCGTCAACGCCAAACGCGCGCAATTGCAGCAGGCGTAGCAAAAGGCCCCCAGATGGGGGCTTTTCGCTTGCGTTGGATGAGGAAAGCAACACACCCACCACAGTCTAGGCTTACCCCGCGCGTAGTCGTCGGGGATAGCGGGGGGTGCGGCACACACCGAAGAACGTGGGGGTTTTGTTGTTGCCAAGTATGTGCTTGGTACAACATCTGTAAGGGAGTAGATCATGGCTGCGACCGTCAAAGAACTGGCTGCGGAGATTCTCATGCTCCGTCAAGAACTGAACAACGTGCGTCTGACTGAAGACTCGCATTGGGCACAGTATCAGGCTGACTTGCTCAGTCTCCGCAACGAACTCAAGGTGTACTTCGACACCAAGCCCGCTACGGAAGCGCCCAAGGCACCGACTCCGGTGACGCGTACGGAACCGTGGCGTCTGCCCTTGGAGTCGTTCAAGGGCTTCGAAGCGCAGACCAAGGCCAATTGGGAAGAAGGCGGCAACGCCAAGACCGGCCAGAAGCTCGCGCGTGTGCTGAAGCGTAGCAGCGGCCATGCCGAGGGCCAGTTGTACATCAACTGGTGCACGCAAGTTGGCCGTCCCGCAGTCAAGGCATTCTGGCTGTCCAAGGG